AGGATGAGGTTGGCGAGCGCGGAGATGTCCTCGAAGCCCTGGCCCGCGAACTGAGCCAGCCAGCTCAGGGACTCGGTGAGGCCGAAGAAGCGGTACGGGACGTTGAGCTGGACCTCGGTCTGAGAGCCGGTGCCCGGGATGTTCAGCGGCCAGGTGGAGCTGGACAGAGAGCCGTTGTTCTGGACGAGCTCGCTGATCGCGATGTCCAGGACGCTCTGACCACCCGTCTGGGTGCCGGAGATGCCGGTGAACACGCGCTCGATGCGGCTGGTGCCCTGGCCGGCCGGACGCGGCAGCTTGTTGCGGAACACCGTGTACATCGGGTAGATCAGCCGGGACGGCGCCAGCAGGTCGAACGGCACGAGACCGCTGACGGTGCCGATGCCCAGGTTGCCGGCGGTGAAGCTACGGGCCAGGTCAGGGGCGGCCGCGCCACCAAAGACCTGCGAGATCTGCTCACCCAGGGTCGGCATGGACAGCGCGGCCTTGAGGTAGCCGAAGTTGTCCAGGAACGACGGGTTGAGGCTCTTCACGACGCTGGCGCGGTCCGCGTAGCCACGGTGGGTCTCCGTGCGGAGGTCCAGGGTGGCCTGGTGGGCCTTGGTCGTGATCTGCATCTGGTCCGAGAGCGGCGTGTTGCCGGTGCCGGCGTAGCCGGCGCCCTTGACCATGAACGGCATGCGCGCAGAGAGCATGTCGCCGGTGCTCTTGTAACGGTTCGCGGATGCGGCCGCGTCCTTCAGCGGAGACTCTGCGGTCGGGGCGACCTCGGAGCCGAGAATGTCAGCCATGATGGCCTTCCTGAGGTAGTTGGCGAGCGTTAGACCGCGTAGCCGGTCATCTTGACGAGCTGGTTCCAGCAAGCCTCACGCTCAGCCGGGTCCGAGCTGTTCCGGATCTGCATCTGGAGGGCACTGATCATCGCGAGCTTCTGCCGCTCCGCGGCCTCAGCAACGGTTGCGGCTCCCACCGGGAGGCCGGCCGTCTTGTGGATGTTGTCGGTGCTGGGGTTAGACGTGACGGCCGCGCCCTTCCAGGCGGCGACCGCGGGGTCAGGCAGGTTGCCGAGCTGCTCGACATCCGCCTGAAGCTTGGTGGTGACGGTGTTCTGGTCGTCGAGACGCTTGCAGATGGCGTCCAGCTGCTGCTGAAGGCCGGTGAGCATCGTCAGCGTCTCGTCCTTCTGGACCTGCGGCACCGCCGCGGCCTTCTGGACGGCCGCGTCGAGCGACTGCCCGTCGACGAGAACGTCAGTGGTGAACGGAGCGAGACCCAGAGACTTACGCGCCTGGTTCAGGCTCTTGAGCGCCTTCTTGGCCGCCTTCGCCGCCTCGGCCATGGTGGTGTCGGTGGCGACCGGCTCAGCGGCCTTGACCTCCACCTCGACGGTCTCAGACTTCAGCGCACCGTGCACCGGAACCGGGACCGGACGGCTGGAGGCCGCACCGTCGTGGTTCACGTTGTTGACGTTCGGGCACAGGTCCGGGAACGTCTGGGCGATGTGGTCGTGCATGGCCGCCATCGCCGACTTGGCCTTGTCCCGCATGCCGGTGGTGTAGTACACCCTGGTCGGCTCGCCGGGAACCGACGGCGCGGCAACGATGTCCTGACCCTTGTTGGACGGGCTGTCGGCGGCCTGGCCGGCCGTCAGCGGGCCACGGGTGAAGTCATCCGCGCAGATGTGACTGGTCGGCACCGCGTGCGTGTTCGGGCCGTCGTGGCCCGGCGACGGCGCGGCGTGATCACCGGTGAGCAGCCCACGGCGGTAGCTGGTCGGGTTGATCTCCGTCGGCGTCGGGAAGGAGCCCGGACCCTTGGCGCCGTCCGTGTACTCCTTGTGGAGCTCCTGACGGATGTCCGAGATCATGCCCGGCTCGCTGGACTTGATGGTCTCCGCGTGCTGCCAGATCTGGGTGGCCTTGCCGGCCTCCTCGAGCGGGGCGGTCGCGGCGGCCTTCAGCGCCTCCTGAGCCCAGACGTTGACGTCCAGGTTCTCCAGGCGGTAGCTCGGGTGGGTCTTGACGACGTCACCCGGGCAGAAGGCGGAGCAGAGCGCGTCGTGGAGCGCACCCACCTCGTAGGCGACGCCGATGCTCTTGAACGCCTCAGCCCTGACCGCCTCGAACTCAGCCGAGTCGACGGTCTTGACGCTGGCGTCCGGAACGGTCGGAAGACCAGCGCTGTGCTCGAACTCTTCGATCGCCTCGCCGTCCGGCTCACGGTGGGCGGGCACCGGCTCGATGTCAGAGGCACCAGCGCCGACGACGCCAGCACCGGGAACCGGCTTGCCCTTCTCGATCTTCAGCTGCGCATCGGCCATCGGAAGGTATCCCGGGTTCTGAGTGCCACACTTGGGGCAGAACTTCTCACCCTTGTCCAGCGGCTCGTTGCCGCAGGTCAGACAGGTGAACTTGTGGTTCTTCATGGTGGACGGCTTGGCACCGGAGAGGCTCTTGCCGCACTCCGGGCAGAAGCTGTGCTTCGCGTCCACGTTGGCACCGCAGCCGGCGCACATGACCTTGGCCTTCTTCTCGACCTCAGCCTTGCCGCTCTTGGGAGCCATCGGCAGCTTGCGGTTGCACTCGGTGCAGCGACGGAGCTTGGAGTCCGCGTCGTAGCCGGCCTTGCAGCCGGGGCAGGTCTTGCCACCAGACTTGGTGGTGTCCGGCTTGGCCTCGTCGTCCTTGGGGACGTGCTCGTCCTCGCTGTCGTCGAACGCCTTCTTGGCGTCCTTCGCGTCGCCGTCCTTCTCGTCGTCCTCGCCGTCCTTGGAGCCGAACGGCTTGGCGGCGCCGCTGAAGGCCGGCTTGCCAGCCTTCTTGGCCGGCTTCTCGGGAGCGTCGCCCTCGTCGGCCTCGTCCATGTCGTCATCCGGGCTGACGTCGCCCTTGGCGATCAGCTCCATGGCGAGATCCGCCTTCCAGGACTCGGGAAGCTCCGACACGAAGGACGGGCCCTTGCGACGAGCGATGCTGGTGATGCGGCGACGCAGCTCGTCGGAGCTGTAGTTGCTGCTGCCCGCGCGGCCGATCGAGCTGGCGGCGTCACTGACGTCACCCGGCGTCACGATCGGGAAGCTGCGGTCACGGCCAGCGAAGTCAGCGGCCGGGATCTTGTCCCGATCCACCCCACCGCCGACGTTCGGGTCCATCTGGCGCTTCTCGGCGGCCTCGCGGTGCTCCAGGAGCTTGGCCAGGTCGGCCGGGCTGAAGGCGTTGCCGGTCTTGCCGACGGTCTTGGTGATGGTGGTCTGAGCGTTCTTCTCCACGACCCGACGAGCCAGCTCGTCCATGTCGATCAGGCCCGCGCTCTTGCTCTCCACAAGGCTCTCGTGGAAGGTGACCTTGCCGCTGAGCTCCGGGGTGCCGTCGCTCGCGGACTTCACCAACTGGATGCCGCAGTTCTTGTTGGCTGGCCGGTCGACCAGGCTGATCTCGACGATGATGCCGTCGACGATGCGGCCACCCCTGGCCACGTTGTCGCGGACGATCTTCGGTCGAGCGATGCCCACGGAGTAGGCACGCAGCGCGCCGGCCTTGACCAGGGTCTTGGCACCCGGCTCCACGACCAGGGACTTGACCCAGGTCTCACCGTCGGGGCCGGTGTTGGCCTCGATGCCGACGCCAGCCGGGTCACGCTGAGCGTTGTGCTGGACGCGGACGTTGCCGCCGGTGGCGAGCCACTCCTGGATCGCCTTGCCGGAGAACGTGGGGTCGACGATCTGCTCGTCGGAGTCCACAGAGCCGTCGGTGGCCTTGCCGTAGACGATCAGGTCACCATCGGCTGTGGTCTCGGTCTTCTCGATGGGGAAGCTCATGTGCACAAGCCCGCTGTCCACGGACGCAGGTGCGCCAAGCGTCGCAGCCATATAGCTCCATTGTCTTTTTCGTAGCACGGGCTGTGTTGGCCGGTCGTGCCAGTGTCTGGTACCCTGTTCTCAATTGGTAACAGCCTCTGATGGAGACCGCGTGACCAATCCTGAATGCAAGATCACTGATTGCCAGGGTAACGCAGATGTGGCTGGCATGTGTGACATGCACTACAAGCGTTGGTACAGGTATGGAGATCCCGAGCATCAACCTCGTCGCTATGGCATCGACCCCGACGCCACGCACAAGGTGTGCAGTAAGTGCGCCAGGGAGCTGCCGGTATCCGCCTTTAACAAACGGACCAAGCGACCAGGTCATTATGTGAGTCACTGCAAGGAGTGCAGGGCACCTAGTCGAGAGAAGATGCTGCACAAGGCGGTGTCTCACTACGGGATCACTGGTGTGGAGTACCTTGAGATGCTTGATCGTCAAGGTGGAACATGCGCCATATGCAAGATAGCGACAACATCTGGGCCATCTGGCGTGCGACTCTCTGTTGACCACGATCACTCGACTGGCGCGGTTCGAGGATTGCTTTGCTTCAGTTGCAACGCCGCTCTCGGTATGTTTCGAGATGACGTGACGAGACTTCAAGCGGCCATTGAGTATCTGAGAGCTATGAAGTAGATCCCAGGGTGGTCAGGGTTACCACCGGGTTCAGGGCGACGGGCACCACGAGCATCTGGTCTTGGTTCGGGGTGGCGTCGATGAAGATCAGGAAGCCGTCCTGCCGTAGAACCTCCGCCGCCTGGACGGTGGTGGTCACCGGCGTGGGGGCGGTGGTCTGAGTGCCAGGGATGTAGTACGTGACGCTGTAGGTGTTCACGTGGTCCCCAGTTCAGTGGCGACGGCCGGCCCGCCGCTCAGCTTCAGCTTGGCCTCCCAGGTACCGTCCTGGTTCGGCAGGACGTAGCCGTGGTCGGTCATGACGGCACCGTACTTGACGATCGGGCGGGCGCCGTGGCGACTGAGCGCGTTCAGCGCCCGCTCGATGGTGACGAGAAGGTCGTGCTCGACGTTGTTGGACATCAGCCGTTCTCCTTCGCTGGGTACCACTCATCACAGACGTCATCGCTGTAGATGGTGCCCTTGACCAGGGTGCACCCGTGGGGTGCCCTGAACATGGAACACGTGGCGCAGCTCTTGCCGGGAACGCTGGACTCCCGGTAGTCAACCGACTCCTGGGTGACCTTGTGCCGCTTGTTCTCAGGGTCGTCGCCCTGGTGGAACTGCGAGCTGTGGGTCTCCATCCAACGGTCGTCATCACCGACCAGGCCGACGTAGGCCTGAACCGGCAGACCGAGATGCTGGTAGGCCAGGGTGCGGTGGTGCCCATCGACGACCTTGTACCGGTCGTCGTTGCCACCCTTGACCACGATGGCCGGCTTGACGTCGTGACCGGCCGCGATCTCGTCAGCGAAGTGCTGAACCCGGTGCATCTGGTGATGCGCCGCCCAGTGCTGGACCGAGTCGAAGTCGATCTTGCTCAATGGCACGTGGGTGGGGCCCATCCACTCCGCGTCGTGCATCCAGGAGATGGCGTCCGGCGGGTAGTTGTGAAGCATCTGCTGATACGCCGCCGCACCTGGACCGAACTCGTGGCTCTTCTGCGTGGAGCTGCCGGTACCGGGGTGGTTCAGGTTCGGCTCCCAGCGCGGTGGCGTGGAGTCGGCCTTGCCACCCGGAGGAAGACGGCCATCATCGAAGGGACGGTCGACCGGGTTCTGGTACTCCTTGCCGTCCTCATCGTGAGGCGTCGGCACCCGACCGCCACCGCCCTGGGCGTTGCTGATCGGGACGTAGTCCTCCCAGTAGATCTGGCCATCCATGTTGACCAGACGCCGCTGAGCGACCGCCTTCACCGCCTCCACCGGGTCGAGCCCGAGCGCCAGCTGGTGGCTGACCATCCCCAGCTCCAGCCGGGTGATGTGCCGGGTCTCCCAGCTGTCCAGCTGCCGACCCTTCTTGAGATGGCGCCCGAGGGCGTCCATCTCAGAGAGGATGGCCTTGGTGCGCTCCACGTCAACCAGCTGACGAACGATCGTCGGCTCCTCCGCCTTGGTGGCCGGCTTGGCGGCCGGCTTCTTGGCGGTGGCTCCCTGGGCGGCGGACTCACCCGGAGTGCTGGGCTTGGCTTGGGCGCCAGCGGCCGGCTTGGCGGCGGGCTTCGCCGCCGGCTTGGCCGCCGGCTTTGCCGCGCCGGCGGCCGGCTTCGCGGCCCCAGCCGCAGGTGCGGCAGGCTTGGCGGGAGCGCCAGCGACGCCACCAGCTGGGGCGGTGCCCGGCGGCGGTGTCATGGCACCCGTCTGCTGAGCCGGCGCGGTGCCGGCCGGCAGCTCGAACTCCGGACCGACCTGAGAGCCGGTGGCGTGAGCCTGAACGGCCTGCGCCAGCGGAATCCAGCCGTTGCCGGGCGTGGCCCAGCCGGGGTCGGTGGTCTCCGGGAGACCCCAGGGCTGAAGGTTCAGCTCCTGACGGGCCTCGTCGATGGAGCGGAGAGAAGACGAGACCTGCATGACCAGCATCTTGGTCTTGGTCTCCTCGTCCTCCTTCTCCTCCAGGCCCTCGAAGACGAACCGCATGTCGGGCTGGCCACAGACGCCCTGGAGGATGCGGTTCATGATCGTCGCCAGGAACATGAGCGTCGGCTTGGTCGCCTTGCGCTCCTGGATTCCCTGGGTGGCCTTGCCCATCTGGTGAGCGGCACCCGGCGTGACCGTGGTGGAGACCTTGGGCATGATGCCCAGCTCCATCGGCTGCACGTCGAAGGCCATGCAGACCTGCGACATGACGACCTCGTCGAAGGCGTCGGCCAGGTCGGCCTGACGCTGAGGGTGCACCTTCGAGTCGGCCGGCAGAACGATGATCTTGTGGTGGAACGCCGGGTCGCCCGCGATGGCGTTCAGCGCGTCCTGCAGCTCCCGGATCTGGTTCGGCGTCATGTTGACGTTGGCGCCACCAGGGGAGATGTAGACGGCCGGGACCGTGCCCTCACGGAAGTAGTCCAGCTGGAAGCCCTGCTTTTGCAGGCCGGACATGACCGGCACCAGCGCACGCTCGATGGGCGGGAAGCCGTACGGCGTCCAGCGACGGTTCACCATCGGCAGGTACAGCAGCTGCTCGACGTCGAACTTGCCCATCTCCGTGCCGCGCAGGTTGCCACTCTCGATGTCGCGCTCGTCGATCATCGTCATGATGTCACAACGAGGCACGCCGTAGAGATACTGCTGGTACGCGGGGGCCGGCGGACGCGGCCTGGCACCGTGGAGGTCGAACAGTGGCCGGATGGTCTGGCCGCTGATCAGGCTCAGGCTGTCCAGGTCACTGCCAAGGAGGCCCTTGCCGTGGCCCTTCAGCCACTTCGGCCGCATGAGCAGCGACAGCGCGTCGAAGACGAGGATCTCCTCCATGACGGAGTCGATCCAGCTGTCCCAGCTGAAGTAGTCCGGGTCAGGCCGGCGGAAGAAGCGAACGGCCTCCGCACGGCGGCTGCCGAAGTCCTTCATCTTGCCGTGGCTGTTGCGCATCGACTTGGCCGCGTCGACGGTGGGCAGCACGTCCCACTCGATGCCGCGGATCTCCGCCTTGCGGAGCTGGATGGCCGCACGGGCCACCGAGTACAGGTCCGCCAGGGTGCGAAGGGTGTTGAAGTCCGCCAGCTTGATGCCCTCGGTGCCAGGCTGGCCAACCGGAAGGTTCCAGCCGACCTGGTACTCGTGGGTGCGTGGCTCAGCGAACTCTGAGCCGGGCGGCGGCGCGTCGATCGGCGTCGGGATGATCGGGCTCAGCGGCCCGAAGGCGCCCTCGGTGAAGTCCCTGGACGAGCGCGGCAGGTATGACTGGTACGCCTGTGCCCAGCCGGCCCCGCCGCTCTCCAGCTGAGACTGCAGCGGTGAGACGTTGCCGGCGTAGATGTTCTGCGGGCCGGGGGTGGGCCGGGCGCCGCCGGGGATGTTCCTGGCACCGCCGATAATCGACCCGCGTGGCATCTCCGGCCACCCCCTTCCTGGTGAGCTGTTACATTATCACGTCATGACGAGAACGGACTCACCGGATTCACCCTGGACACCATTGCTGCTGGCGCAGGCGGTGGTGCTGAGATTGGCGAGTACGTTCGTCTCGGTGACGGTGCTGCCGACGTAGCTGCCGGTGTCGATGGTCCCGCTGGCGACCTGGACCACCTCACCGAGCAGGTTGAGGCTGATGGTGGTGGACACCGACGCGTGGCTGGTGCTGCCATCCGGGTAGTAGATCGTCAGGTCCCCGCTGCCGCTCGTGGCGAGCGACGTGCAGGAAACGTTGCTGTAGCTCACGTTGGTGAGGTGGGTCGTGACCTGCTCAGCGGTGCCGTTGACCACACAGGCGAGATAGTCTCCGTACACGTAGACGAGCTCGTTCTGAGCGGTATTGGTGAGGCCGGGGTTCCAGCTGGCGAGCACCTGACCGGTGCAGGAGCTGATGGTGTCGGCGTGGGCGGCCGTGGACGTGGCGAGGGTAAGGCCGACACCGGCGAGAGCGGTGACGGCGATGAGAGAGGTGAGCCTCTTGATGGGGGTGGTGCGCATCGATTCTCCAGGTGATGCGCGGCGGCCCGTGGGCTACAGGCCGAGGTCGAGGATCATGAGGCCGGCCGCTGAGATGTTGCACGCTTGGTTGAATGCCGTCGCCGTGAACGTGATCGTGTGTGAAGCGGCGGTGAGCACCTGCTTCACCACGATCTGCTGGCCGGCGTGGTCGTTGTACACGCTGGTTCCGTCGATGCTGATGTCCACCTGCACATAGAGCGGGAGATCAGCCACCGTGCGCCCGATGATCGCCACCGTGTGACCGGTTCCAACGATCGTCGTCGTGGCGCCCTGGAACAGGTTCGTACTGGTGTTGACCGGCAGTGGGACGCTGGCGGCGGTACTGACCAGCAGCGTCGTCGGCGTCCCGGAGCCCGTGGACGTGGCGAAGACAGCAGCCATGGGTCCTCCTAGAACTGGGGGAACTTGGACGCCTGGGCGATGACCGCCGAGCCGGTGTTGTTCAGTGCTGTGCAGGACTTGGTGGCAGCGATGTACGCGCACACGGCGCCAATGCCCACGAAGTCCGGGTTCGGAATGAACGGGTCCGAGCTGCCGATCGCCGCCTGAGCGGCGGACAGGGAACCGTAGATCGTCTGCCCGTACTGCACGATCATCTGGTCCGCGACCGTGCCGGAGCCGAACAGCCACACCCGGTGGATCACCGAGGTGCCGGTGCCACCCGGAATCAACGTCTTCACGCCGTTCACGTCGTAGTTGAGCGGATCGAAGGCGCTGGTCGGGGTCGTCGTCTCCGAGTTGATCGTCTGAAGCGCGTACAGGAACTGCGCCGGGTTCTCGGCTGGGGCCGTCACCACGTGCGGGTCGAGCGGCGTGGCGCCATTCTCGTTGCCCCATCCGAACGAGGCCGCGAAAAACGTTCCCACGCTCTTGCTGAACGTCAGGTTGGCGTTCCCGGAGATCAGGTTCCCGGTTGCGGAGAACGGCCCCACGTTGTACATCAGGTCGTAGAACTGGGACTGCTTCTGCTGGAGAATGACCGGCAGTTCCTGAAGCGAGAAGATGTTGCCGGATGGCGGCGTTGAGCCGGTGATCCCGAGCTGGATCGAGGTGCGGCGCTGAGCGTCGGTAGGGCGCGTCGCGAGCGAGGTGATGTTGCCGTTGATGTCCGACACCCACCAGTTCACAACCCGGTTGGCCGCAGCGCCCGAGATGGTGACCGTCTGCGCTGGAATGGTGACTGGCACGTAGGAGGGATGACCAGGATTGGTGAGCCAATCCACGATGTACGCGCTGGTCTGGGTGACGTTGAACGTGTTGGGCAGCGTGCCGATCGTCATCGTCCCACCGGTCAGAACACCGGTGGAGAGCGCCGCGAACTGTGTGATCGGGCTATATGACATACCAGACGCTCCCGTTCGGGACGAGGGTGATCGACTGGTTGGGGCTCGTCAGCAGGTACGTGGCTGCCCCGTCGATCGTCTGGCCGGCCTGAGGAGTGACGGTGACCGGGTTGGCGGTGGCGTCGATCTTCTTGATCGTGACGTCATTCGGGGCCGTGGCGGAGCTGATCAGGTTCACCGCGAAGCCGACTGAGACGGCGTTCGCAAACACGTAGCGGTCCAGAACCGTCATGTTGTACGTGGTGGTCGGCGTCTGCCTCAGGTAGCCACGGGTGGGGAGCACCACCCAGGCCGCCGCGCCGGTGGCCACGCTGATGGCGAAGAACACCCGGCCGGCGGTGATGTTCACCCAGGTGGAACCGACCGAGTACCCCTGGGTGTTGTCGTTGCTGACGCCCGGGTCGGTGGTGGCCGTGATGTTGATCAGCGGCACACCGTTCAGGCTGTTGCCGAACGGGTGCGGGGTGCCCCAGAGGCCACCGGAACGCGGGCCGTAGTAGAAGCCGACGTTGGTGGTGTCCAGATAGAAGTCACCGTCGATGGAGCCGACCTGGTTGGCGGTCGGCGCGCCGGCTCCACTCAGCCAGCTGAAGCCACGCTGGCCCTGGAGGCCGTTGGAGGAGACAATGACGTTGGCCATTACTCCTCCACCTCCTCGTCCTCATAGACGTCGTCCGGAAAGATCACTTCCTGCTCCCAGTCCCCGTTCGGCCAGAACTCCAGGACCAGGATGCTGCCGTCAGGATGCCGCTCGATGCGGCGGATCCTCGGACAGGGCTGCCAGTAGGCGTCCAGCTTGGCCACGTGAGCGTGGATGCCGGCGCAGTAGACGCAGGCTGAGCGGTTCTCCAGCTCACCCTCGAAGATCTCCTTGGCGGCGGCCTTCTCGGCGCTGGAGAGGATCTCGCGGTAGTTGGGTCGCTGTCTCATGCCGCCGTCACCGGCCTCACCGTCATGAAGCCGTTGACCAGCGCGGTGGCGTCCGACAGGCCGGGATCCATCCACAGGGTCAGCGAGTAGGTCGTGTTGGCGACGAGCGCGCTGGTGGCGACCGGGTTGAGCGTCGCCACCACGGTGCTCGTTGCAGTGTTCACCGTGATCGTTCCCGAGGCGGTGGAGCTGGTGCTGTTGATCGTGGCCGCCGGCGTGCCGCTGGTGCGCTGATCGGTGCGGATGACCAGCTCGAAGGTCTTCCCGATGATGTTCATCAGGGTGCCGTCATCATTCTGAACCTGGAACGAGTACGACCACTGACTGCCGGGGTTGGAGAAGGTGACCCAGGGGAGCGGCAGAGGGATCTGCGGGACGGGGACCGTCACTCTTCCTCCTCCATCCCTGGTTCGATTGGGGCGATGGCGCTGGTGCCACAGAACGGGCAGTTGGACCGACGGGTGCCGTTGGCCACGAGCAGGTACCCTCGCTTGCAGCCGGAGCACGTGATGGTGCCGTAGGCATCGTGCCAGGTGCCCTTCTCGGTCCAGAACGCCTGGACGACCGCGTCACCCTTGTCGGTGGAGCGACCGAGCCGCTTCTTGATGTCCTTCTTGGACTCGATGCGGATCTTGCCACCGGAGAGAACCTCGCCAGCCTTCGGGGAGGTAAGGTCGGAGAGCAGGTCATCATCCGGTGGCAGGCAGATGTCGGAGCCGAAGGCGGGGTCGAGCAGCTCTCGCATGTTCCACCAGGCGGCCGCGCGAGTGTTCTGGAAGCCCATCTCGTTGGAGCGGTCTCGCTTGCCGCTGCCAGCGGCGGCGTTGAACGCCTGGACCTTGCAGCCCTGCTCCCGGAGGCGGTCGTACACGCCGGCGCCGATGCCGATGACGTCGATGATGGCGGTGCGCTCCGGGTCATCGTCCAGGATGCCCTTGACGTTGCCAGCGGTGGTCATGGTGTCGTTCTTGCTGTACGACTTGACCTCGATGAGCACGTTGCCGTCCCTGGTGGCCAGGGAGGTCTTGTCCGAGCCCTCACGAGCGACGTCGACGCCGATGGTCCTGGGCTTGCCCGGGTCGGGCCGACCCTGGTTCTCCCACTCGTGCCAGCGCTCGACGGCGGCCTCCACCCAGCTGAGCGGCACCACGCTGTCCTCGTCGCCGGCGTAGAACTCGCCGAGAACGCGGTTCTGGTACAGCGCCGACTGCTCGCCCCACTGCAGCTTGCGCTGCTCCGCCCACTTCTCGCTGATCCGGCCGGCCTTCATGGCCTCTTCCAGCGTCACGTGGCGCGGGTGCCAGTCCTCGTAGCCCGGCTTCCTGGAGTGGATGTCGTAGAAGCGGCCGGACGGCGGTCCCGGGGTCGACAGCGCCATCGCGAACGTCTCGCCGGTACCGGAGAAGGCACCCTCACAGGCGTCGAAGGTGCCGGCGTTGATCGACTTGGACTCATCGTAGATGAACAGCAGGCTGTCGGCGTGCGCGCCCTCGATGAGAGCGGGGTTGCTGGCTGCGGCCGCGAAGGCGCTGCCGTACTGGAGCCGGAGGGCCAGGTTGAGCTGCTCAGCGTTGGAGAACGGCCGGTCGCGGACCTTCTCCCACTTGATCCGGCTGGACCACTTGTGGATCTCGGGGCTGAGATAGTTGATCAGCTGCCGCCAGGCGCCGGCGGTGTAGACCGCCTTCCAGTCGACGCCACAGGCGTCCCTGGTAAGCGCGAACCAGAGGATGGTGAAGGCGCTGATCGTCGACTTACCCAGGCCGTGGGGGCCACGAACGGCGACGCGGTGGTGCTTCTGCAGCAGCGTGGTGATGTCAAGCTGGTACTCGGTGAGGCCGCCGGAGTTGCCCCAGTCGATGCAGTCGTGGGCGAAGGCCACCGGGTCGTTGTAGTACTTCGCCACGCCCGTCTTGAAGCGGTCGGCCTCCTTCTGCAGCTTGCGAAGGTAGGCCAGGCGCTCGAGCTTGACCTCAAGCAGGCTGTCCGCCACTACTCCTCCTGGCCGCCTTCGATCTGCTTGGGCGGGTCGGCCGGCTTCTTGCCCGGCTTGGCGCGCTCGATCTCCGCCTCCAGCTTGGCGATCTCGCTGTCGATGCTGTCGATGGAGATGACCTCAGCGCGGCTGGGAGCGTCCAGGCCCATCATCTTGGCCCGGCGCTCCTTGATGCGGACGACGCGGTCGATCATCTCGAGGATGTAGCGGTCGTCCTGGAGGGGCATGCCGGTCTCGTCGTGAACGATGTGGCCGTTGGAGACGATCACGTGGGCGTTCCGGAGGGTGCGCCAGGCCTGAGCCTCCAGCTCCTCCAGGCTCATCAGCTCCATGACCCGCATCTCGTCCTGGGCGAACCGGACCATGTTGGTCAGCGCCCGGCGGATGGCCGCGCCGGCGCGGCGGGTGTCCGGACCCAGCTCCAGCGCCTCGCAGATCTCCGGAAGGGTGTAGCCCAGGGCCTTCATCCTGGCCGCCTGAGCGTCGCGGTCGGGGCCCCACTTCTTGATCCGGTCGGGGTTCTTGGGGGCCGGCACCATCATCGGGCCGTCCTGGTTGAAGTTGGGGTGGAAGATGACCTCGCCATCGATTCCGTCGCTCATCGTCTCACCTCCGCGATGGGGACACACCTCGCCCTCTGGATCAATGTATCCCATAGTGATCACCATAACCAGCTGGCCAGCAAAAATTTTTCTCGTCGGGTTCAAGGCAAGCGAAAGACCCCCGCTGATGGCGGGGGCCTTCGTCGTGCCTAGCGGAGGTGGATGGCCGCGCCGAGCTCGGCCTCCATCTGCCTCAGCTCCTGCTCGTTGTCGAGCTCCTCGCAGAGCTCACTGTGACGGTCCGCCGCCCACTTCCGCCAGAACATGTCTCGCTCAGCGGCCTTGCGGCGGCGCTTCTGGTTTCCGGCCGTTCCCGGCTTGCCGCGGTGCGGCCAGCTGTGGTGGGGCCTCGGCGCGTTCACGATCGCGGCGATGTCCCCACCTCGCTGGCCGGCCGCCCGACGCTGGGCGCGGTTCCCGTGGGCGTGAGAGTCACCCATTACGCACCGGCCTGCGGGGCAGCACCCTCGGCCGGCGGGGCGGTCTCGGGGGCGGTTGCGGGCTTCTCGGCAGCCGCCTTGTGGGCGTCCTCGATCTTCTGCAGGCCCTCCTTGAGCAGGGTCTCCAGGTGGAGCGCGTCCGTCTTCAGCGCGTCCTTGACGTCCACCAGGTGGGCGGTGAACAGGGACGTGATGCTGGAGGAGAGGTGCTGCACGACCTCGTTGATCACGGTCTGCACCTCGTCGGTGACGACCTTGGACGGGTCACCGCCGGCCTTGTGAACGAGGCCCTTGAGTGCGTTGATGATGCCGTTCATGGATTCTCCTACTTGATCGTGAGAGTGTCGTGGAGCTTGATCAGCTCTTCGGCCTTGTAGACCCTGGAGTAGCGGCCCGAGGTGCCGATCTTGGTGGTCCGCTTCTTGCCACACGGCTGCAGGCCGTGCAGACGGATCAGGGATCGAAGCTGACCGGCGCTGAGGATGGGCTTGCCCAGCTGGGCGATGGCCTCGTTGACCGTCCAGAAGCGGTCATCCTCACCGTAGATCACCGGCAGGCCGGCGCTCGACCAGCCTCGCTTGGTGGTGGCACGGACGACCTGCTTGGGGCGGTTGGTCTCGTGCAGCTCCTTCAGGTCATCCGGCGTGAGGCCGGTCAGACTGAGGAGGAACTTCGGATCGATCTTTTCGGTCATGCCGACCCCTCTTCCTGATAGGGGCCAGCGGTCGGTGGCTCGTCTCGCCAGTTGAGATAGGGCTCCAGGGTGACGTCGTCGAAACCGAGCTGGCCCATGGGACGATTCCCCGTCGCATCGCTGCAGACCGGGTTCACGCAGGTGATGATGGCCCGAACGGGAAGCCATCGAAGGGTCTGATAGCCACACCACGGACAACGCGGCTCTGGCCTGCCCGGCTCCCTGGGGACCCGCTTGACCCCATTGCTGGGGTCGAGGGTGAGACGAGCGCGGCCCGTCCAGCCCGTGACCTCCTTGATGGCGTGGCGTACCGTGAGATCACCGATGGGAGAGAAGCCCAGCTCCACCACGTGCTTGAGTGCCAGGCGCGTGTTCTCGTCACTGCCCCCACGCAGGCTCCGGACGACGACGGTCTGTCGCATCACCCCGGGGTACCTGGCCACCTTCCTGAGCTCATCGGTCATGTGCATCTCCAGGTCCCTGACGAGACGATGGAACTCCATGACCTGGTTGGCCACCTGGGCGTTCCAGGGCGGCCGGCTGCCGCCGATCGAGCCTCCGCCGGCGTCTTCCCGGTACCCGCGCTCTTCGGGATGCGGTACCATCCCCCTGAGCATCCAGTGCAGTCCCCATGCCGAAGCGGCCTCCTGCTGCAGCAGACAGCGGAGACCGCTCGGATCGGTTGCGGTGGTCATGATCCCACAATATCATTTATTGTGGTCGGAGCCCAGGTTCCCCTGGACTTTTTCGAACTGCCT